GGGTTTGGATATTTTAATAGTTCGGTAATTCTCCCGCCTTGCTTTACTGGTTCTAGTGCTTTGCCTTGTAGTTCCAATAACTGCTTCGCACTAATGTTGTAATCCTTTGACCTTACTAACGATTTAAATACCTTGTAAGCTTGTTCATCTCTAATTCTATATTCCGCCCAAGGTGCTTGTTTTACCTTATCAGTAATTAAGCGAATGATTGAGTAAACTATATCATTACCAGAATATCCGTCTTTAACTTGCGCTTCGCCGTTCTGCCCTTGCCATGTAACCGTCCCTTTGTCAATAGAACTTGTTCCCGTATTAACGGGGAATATCTGCGCTGTTCCTGATGGCTTATTGGCTGTTGTGCGGGGTAACGGTACGTTTTCAATCCGCTTTATGTCAAATCCGAATAATTTCATTTATGGGAAATTTAAAACAAAGTTAACCAATTATTTTAGGTACATCCCCAATTCAAAAGATACGGTTTTATCGGTGTGTAATGAGGATATGCTAATTCACCGTAAGGTTGTACTTCTATATCGTGTACCGACATCAAAGCAGATAGATAAGATTGATCGTGTCGGTCTGTTCTGAAGTCTGGGCGGCTGCTTCCATTAGTTGAATGGTGAAAACTATTATTTCGGCTTCCTTCAATCCATTGCCTAACGACTGTTTCGGTCTTAGGATGGGTAAAGTCAAACATAATACAACACGCCATTATCTGTTTGGCTTCCAGGTTCTGCAATCCCGTCTTAAGTACTGCATAATCGCTTATCCAATGTTTAAGCGGATGCCCTTCGTTATCCCATGCCAATATCCCATGTTGGGAACACTTATCCCAAAGTTCGTTAGGGTTCTTTATTATCCGCATGGTAGAATCACACCAAAGTATTCTTGTATATCCTTTCTCAAATGCTTCCCAGACGGCAAAGGGTTTGAATTGGTAGGGCATATCCTTGTGTTGCCACGATACCCCGAACTCTTCGGTAATCGGCCAACCTTTCTGTATTTGAACGCCTAGATACTCGTCAACATACCCATCCACGCTGCGAATAAGATAATCGCCGTACCAATTGCGGCCGTTGTTGGTAGATACCGCAGAACGGATAAGGTTTAGCTGTGCTTGATTGTAATTCTCCCTGCCTTGACTTGCAACGCTTACTAATACTTCTTTCATCTGCCCATTATTACGTTTTCCATACATTCGTAAACCTTTGTTCTTAGGCCGTATGAAGCACAGTAGTCAATGATTTGGTTTCTTATCTCTCTCACGCTGTTATGCTCAACACAAACTAATGAAGTATGTTTTAGGTCTATTTGTTTCAGTACATCTAAATCTAACCCCTCACAGTCAATCGTAATAAAGTCGTAAGTATCTATAATATCGGCGTAAGTAACGGCTTTCACTTTGCACTTTGCGAATTGCGTACCAACCCATCGGTTAGTTTCCGATTGTACGGCGGTTGATAGTAGCGAAGTATCTCCTTTGCCGATATGCTCTCCCATATCGTAGAAGTCAATGCGCCCTTTCTCGTTAGCTATTGCCACATTCAAACATTCAACCAGATCGTTATCTGCATACAAAGCGTTTAGCTTCTTGAATGCTGTTGGGGATGGTTCAACTAATAACCCACTCCAACCTAAGTGTTCAATTAGGTAACGGCTGTTACTGAATGTCTGCCCATCGTTTGCGCCAATGTCTAACAAATGATGCGGTTTAGTTCCGAAGTAGTTAACGATGTATTGTTGTTCATCGTTTTGGGAGTACTTAATCATGGCTTTACGGTTCTATATTGGTAATAGTATAATGGTTTGTCAATTCTCACTTCGGTCTTTAATAGCTTTCCATCGTGCAACTTCGTTGCCCAGTTGTAATCTTCGCCCATCGTTACGTTAGGGAATGGAACGGTTAAAGCAATTGTTCTGCGTATCGGTGTTATATGGTTGGGGTAGCGTAAATAAACGGTCTTACCTTTCTCGGTTGTTGCGATATATGGGTAGCCTATGCCCAATCTAAACTCGGTACGGTTTGATCCATCCGTTTCCATCCAACCGTTAAATGTGATACAATCGGGGTTATGTTTTGCAGCGTGTAATATATCCTGGATATATGTTGGTGCAATCATATCATCATCATCCACAAAGACAACGTAATTACCTACCGATTGTTTGATTAAGTCGTTGCGTTTACGCCCCGTTGTTATATGACCATCATCGGCGTAAGTAAGTATTTCAATCTCATCCGTTCTTTGACGGTTCAACTCGTTCATTAGTTTAGATAGTAACCCCTTGCGTTTGTGGAGGGTGGGGATCAATATGCTTAGAACTATCATTGTGCTAACGAATTTAAGGCTTTTTTGTATGCAAATGCAGCTTCTTCTTCATTTTTATAGTAACCTAAGAATATTTTTTTATTTTTTACTTGTATTTGAGCAACCCATTTGCTATTTTTAATACTTACGCCAACGTATTTTGATGTTTTATCTTTCTTAACATTATCAAACCTTAAGTTATCTTCAAGGCTACAAGCCCTTAAGTTTTCTAGTCTATTGTCTTGTCTATCCCCATTAATATGGTCAACGTGTTGCGTTTTACATAATTCACCAAAAGCAGATAAAACTAATCTATGCACAAGCGGCTTTGAATATTTTCCGTTAATCTTTAGTGACACTCTAAAATAACCATGACTGTCAACTATCTTGCCTAACAACCCTTTTTTTCTTGCATTACTTTTTACGTTTCCTAAATTAGATACTTCGTAAAGTCCATTTGTCCCGTCAACTTGTTTGTATGTTTCTTGTTGCATAAATAAAAACCCCCTAGACAGAAAGGCTCAACCACTTGTGCAAATGCACGTGGACAGACTGTTTCGGGGATGTTTTAAATATTTTCATTAGTGATTGAGCATCACGAATATACGGAATTTATTGGAAATCCTAAAGACTTTCTCTTAATGTAAACCCTCTCGTCACGCCTATAAAAGCTTTGTGTATGTTCTAGTTGTGCATCAATCGGTGCTTTACCCCAAGCTGGATGTAAATGTTCAAATACGTGTTCATCAATGTATTTATAACAATTAAGCTGTTTAGCGACATCCATAGCTTCATTGTCGCAAAACAAACTAACATAATCAGGATGGTAGATATAATTAAACCGCTTGTAGTAATCATACCCCATTACCGACATAGTAGGTAGCAACTCATTAACGTGTCCATCTGGTAAATGCAAGAATTCATCCTTACCGCATTGTGCTATAACTTCATCAAACCCTTTCTTAGTAAATATTTGGTCATCGGAAAAGTTAACAAGAATATCCCATCCGCTTTGCGGTACATCTCGGTTGATAGCGTCAATCTTTGATTTGGAAGCACCAGCTCCAAATATTTTAACCCTCTTATCGTTATGTATCGCAGCGAGTTCATCGCTGTACATTGTAACAATATCATCTCCATCAACTGATAGTATTATTTGCCAATCAAGTACCGCATTATCTACCACAGATTTATACGCCCGATACATATTAGCGGGTCTGCTTCTGCTTGTTAATTTGTATAAAATCATCATAACAATTCTATTTCAGCTTTAACTTCTTCCCAGTGCTTAGTATCATACGGTGGTGCGGCTGCGATTATTTCATTAACCAATACTAAAGCGCATTTCTTTTGCCCTTCAAATGTTATTAGTTTGCCAATAAAATCGTTTACTAATTCTTTGGCTTTCTCTTTAGGTGTCATGTTGTTTGGTTTTTATGGTTTACCATTGATCTCGTGGAACGAAATGAAACTTAGGCTTATCGTGGTAGTTGTAAATCGCATAGCGTAAAGCATCCAATCCGTCATCATTCGCCTTGACTGGTTCGTCAATTATATTATCTTCCTTATCTTTCTTCCACTTATACGATTGTAACTCCCTTTGCAAATTAGTACTATTTTGCGTAACAAACAAAGGAAAAGATTTTACTTTTAATATTCCCGCCCAGACATCCTTATTTGCCGCTTTGATATTCAAACCCGCTCTGTACATTTCCTCTATTGACTTCGGTTCGGCAGCATCGGCGTAAATCGTACCCTTACCTACATTGTGCGATTGTATTAAACGTAACAGTTCGGATAAGGTCAACCCGCTTTGATAAACCAACTCTTGCACATAGTGAGAACCCTCGTAATATTCAACCTTAACGAATGCAGCGGGGTGGTTGAATCCGAAGTCTAAGCCATAAAAACATTCGCCCTTACCTGGTAATTCGTCAACAATACGCCATTGCGTGTAAATAAGTTCTTTTGCTGCCCCTCTAAGCCCTAAACCGTACACTTTCCACATAAAGTCATCGGGTAGCCCTCTGTAAGCCTCTATTGCGGCTATTTGGGTAGAGGTAAGATTTGATTGGTTGTTAAGGTAGGTAGAATGTATTCGCTTGTTCTTCGGTTCATCCGCAACGGTATAAACCCATGACACGAAGTCGGCGGGGTTCCAGTCAAGGAATATCTGCCCCGTTGTACGCATTGCTAATTGGTCAAACAATGCCTTGGTAAGCAAGTTAGCTTCGTTTATGAATAGTATATCACGCCCTGGGCCACGTGCTTTTCCTTCATCCTCTAAGCCGAAAAGTTCAATGTAGCTTCCATTTGGGTAAGTATAGATGAAATCGGTAAAGCTAAAGTTATTATCATCCCATAACTCCAATTCTTGCATAATCAGTTTAAAGTCACGATATGCACCACGTTTAATATGTGGTAACGAATGAGATACTATGGAGATTCGCTTCTTTGGTTCGTTTACGGCTATTGATACGAGCAGTTGAACGATTGAATACGATTTGCTTGATCGTGATCCTCCCTCATTGCATATAACGGGATAACCCGCTTTATATGCGTTTAGGTTGGCTTCAAATACGGGTGTTACTCTAACTTTCTTTAATGGGTTCGTTTGCTGCATCAAGAACAAAGTTTATTTGTATCGGCACAAGTGAACCGCTATGATTTAGGTTTTGGGTTGCTTTACCGTATGCTCTATCCAATAGTAATTCAGCAGCACGAACATCGCCCTTTGTGGCTTTTGCTCGTAATGCCATAAGTATTGCTTTAGCTGCGTTTATGCCGTCTTTATCTTCCGCCAACACTTCGGCCAATAATTGCTTTAGTTCAGGTATATCCTTTGACCTGCCTTTAGGGTTACCGCTTTGTCCTTTGACGAAAGGCTTAGCCCCTGGAGGTGTTTCTCCTTTCTTAAATGGCATGGCCGTTCTTTTTAATTGTTATTGATGGGTCCAACTTTCTCATGCGGTCAATAATTACTTGGCAGTATTTGGGATCAAGTTCCATACCGTAACACTTACGGTTAAGTTGATGGGCTGCAACCATTGTTGAACCAGAGCCACAAAACAAATCAAGCACCTTTTCTGCTTTATGGTTGCCGATTGCCCTTGCGGGTATTTCTATTGGTTTTTGTGTAGGATGTAGTTTATTTACTCCTTCTTTTTTTTCACGCCATATTCTTGTTTCGGTAGTGCTGCCGATAAAGTTCAATTTTGAGCCTTTTGGTTTCCATAACAAGCATGGTTCATGGTTTGCTTTATATGATGCTCCTAATGCGCCGTAACCGCCTGGTTTTTCCCAAATAAGTAAAGCAACTATTTCTCCATTAACATTATCAATACCTCTATAAAGTCCAAATGGTACGGTATCTGCGTAAAACATAAATACTGGCCCATCACAAAACATATCAGCCATTATAACTGCATCTTCGTAAAGGTCAATATCATCATTTTTTATCATCTCTCTGCCGTTCTGCTCTAGTCCATTTTTTCCGTTCTTTAAACCTCCCGTATAACTCACTCCATAAGGTGGGTCAGTAAATACCATATCAGCCTTTTGCCCATCCATTAACCTTGCAACCGCATCCGAATCGGTACTATCCCCGCAAAGCAACCTATGCTGCCCAATCTCAAACAAATCGCCCAATACTATGTCGGTCTGTATTTCATCGGGTATCTCGTAATCATCTTCTTCGGCTTCTGCTTCCACCTGAAACTGCTGTGGTATATCCAACCCCCAATCCTCTAACTGCTGCACATCCCAATCTGATTGCAGCTCATCCCAATTCCACTCTCCAAATCCAACATTATCTTTAATTAAGAACTCTGCACGTTGTTCTGCAGTCCAATCATCCGCAAGTAATACTGGTAATTCCTTTAACCCTACTTCTTTGGCTGCTTTTAGCCTCATGTTGCCGCCCAATACCACAAGTTTACCATCTGTGTCGGTAAAGCAGACTAAAGGCCGCTTTTCAAGCATTTGCGGGAACTCCTTAATAGACTTCACCAACTTAGCAAACTTTTCGTCTTTTATTACTCTAGGGTTATTTGGGTTAGGTTTTATTTCTGCAATGTTTCTGTTCATAAGGCAAAGTTAAGTCAAATTGATTAATATTTAATTTTTTACATAATTACCTATAATTACCATGTATGTTCGCCTGAAACTCAATGCCAGTAAGGATAGTTACCATAATTACCTATTTTGCCGTAGTAGATATATTAGTATGGGTATTAGTATATAGAGATTTAAAATTTTATATTATAGTAAAGTTGGTAACTATGGTAACTATTCAATGGTGGTGCGGCTTTGCGGTGTACATTTGAGGTAATTATAGGTAACTATGCTCACAAAAAAAGGCGCTTAATGCACCTTTTTATAAATTCCTTGCTCTTTTTTAGTAAACAAGTTCTTGAAATCCTTTCGCCTTAGAGCCGTTCTAAACCGTTTGTCTGGTAGGTTTATCCGTTTACATACTTCTTCCGCTTCCTTATATGTAAATTCATCAGGTAAAGCGCTATAAAGATTATCCAGCTCCAAAGGGAGCCCCGTTTCAACTGTTTTATGTAATGAACGCAATATCCTAACGGTTGATTGAGCGTGGTAGCGATAAAGTTTATACCCAAGTTCTACAATAGTTTCATCAATATAAGGCGTTTTAGGATTGTTTATAATAGCGATAAGTTGCGTTAATCTAGGAAGATAAGCGCTCATCTTTGCCTCCGCTCCGATAATGTATTGATCTATTCTACCGTCTATTCTAGTGTTTGCTTCACTAAGCCCTAACTGATAATATTTTGTGTAAAGCGCTTTTGCTTCATCTGTTATTAATATATTGATAATGTGTTGAGTATCGCTGTTACTTGAATTTTTATTTACATCATAAAGGGTTAATACAAGGTTAGACCATTCAGCGCACATTGTACGTGATTTAGCAAATGGGTTGCTGTTTGTATTTAGGTGAATATAGTCCGATTCAACCATAAGGAAACGAGATGCAAAACCGCTTTCAATCTTATCCATCGTAAATATGTTTGTTAGTCGGCTTGGCTGCGTTCCCATCAATAGGTTAATGTTAAGGTTCTGCACTACTCTTTCTTTCTCCCTATCCGCTCTTATTTGCGTATATCTACCACCGCTAAATGCCTGAGTGAAAAAGCTGATACTATCATTATTTGACTTATGCGCTCCAGCGTTTAGGATTGTTTCCGCTTCATCGTGATAAACCCCCATGCCATTGGGCTGATCCTGGCAAAGTGCTATGTAACCCTCCGTTGTTCCATCCACCGCAAAGGGGTGAAAGCGTCTCGGTCTTGCTTTGGTAAACTGTTTCTTTTCGCCTAATGCAGCCATCTTTTCAGCGTTCCATTCCTCTAGTTTCGCTTTGTATTCTGCATCTTCACGCTCTAATGTATCACTCAAAGGTTGTTCACACATTGCTTTAAATGCGGGTGTTTTACCTACCGATACTGGCGCTATCATCATACAGAATAGAATATTCTTAGTATTGAATTCCGATTGATAAGCATTACCCGCAAGGCTTGAACAAGTCCATAACCCCGCCGTTGCTAGGAATATAGGATTAAGCGATAATTCCCTACTTACATCAAATATTGATTCTCTAATCTTTTCAGGGAATATTTCAAATGGGTATTCTAAGGTATCAACCGATTGCACCTTATCCCTATCTTCTAATTTCTTTGAATTAGCCTTACGGATACGGTATGCAGAATTAACAGCCTTTACCCCCTCGCTTACAAAATTGGCGCTCCAAACATTATTTGTTAAATATTGTATGCACGTTTCTTTTTTAACACCGTATTCACAAAAATGGGATGCAATGCTAAAAGTATGTTTATTCCTTTGACCGTCTACAAATTCAGTAGCACGTTTAAAGTTTGCAATAATTTTAACAATCTTAGCCTCGTCACCTATTGCATTAACCACCTCATTATTATAATCTGCTTTAGCATTTAGGTCTGCTTCGCTAAACATTAAGGTAAATTCTTCGGCGCTTTCATTAATGTATGGGTTGGCATCATAAGAAGCGAAACAGAAGCGGCAAACATCAGCATCAAGGTCTAAGTATTCGCTAGTGTAATATATTGCGAATGTTCTTAGTCTTAGTGTATGTTCTTTGCTACTACATTTTGGAATGCGAATAAGCGCTTTAATGCCGTTACCAGACGGTGAGCGCCACGCAGCCAATGTAAACGGTAGCTTACAAATAGCAGTAAACTCTTGCGTAAACTTAGCAGTTGGTATCTTATCCAAATCAATAACCGCTATGCCTGAATGTTCGCTAAAACCACGATCAGAACGAGTGCCAAATATACCCGCAAAGCAATATCCTGGAAGATTCTTTTTTAAGTAGTCCTTTCGCTCTTTTACTGTTTCGTTTCGTATCTCATCAAATATTGGATTGTGCGTTGTAAGTTCACTAACAAACTGATAAAACTCTATTATCTCAGGTTCGTTTGTTTTAAAT